TCATCTTTTTAATAACTCATATAAAGCATCGCCGATTATTTCCTCATTGTTGCCACCTGATTCAATTTGATAAATTATTTTTGTCATTTGCGGTTCAATAAGAAAGTAAAGCATCTCCAGATTCTGTTGGTACAATGCCTGGTAATATGCAGGGTCCTGAAATTTGAGCTTATTAGCTGCTAGCGCCGCCACCTGTGCTTTCGAATAGATTATAGCACCGTTAACATACATTGATGATAATGAATTAACCATTCTGATATGCGACTCGTGAAAATCGCCGCTACTGATTATCAGCTTTGCAATAGTTAAGGACAGCGCTAGTTTGCTAGATTTCTCAGCGTACTCATAAGCCTTATCGCCTAATTCCTTTTTAAGAAATGCAGCGAGATTGTTACTTTTTTGCTCTCCCAGTCTTTTGAGAGTTTTCTGAAAGTAAATCTCAACCATATCAAGAGCAACATCGTTTCGGTTATAGATTTCGGCAAGTGCTAATGTGAGACGGCGGTCTTCATTTATTAGCTCGCGACAGGTATTGCGGTAGTAATCGTCTGGTATCAGGCACGAACCATAGTTAATTATACGTTGTGTACCAAGCTTTAGATTTTCGATAGCACTCATATTGGTAGCTTGTATTTCTCGCAATGCTTTGGTTAGCGCCAGGGCTAGATTCCTTTCTGATTGCAACTTCATTTTTGCATAGCCGTCTGCCATTGTAATTTCCCTTGTTGTAACATTACCCTGTCAATAATTGATCATCATTGTCATAGGGGGCAAGGAAGAAAATGAAAAAAAGCGGTAGAGTGGCAATTTATGTTCTAGTGGTGATTATTTTCTTTCTAACTATTCCAGAGATCGTCGTTCGTGTACTCACTCCGGAGCAGTTTGCTCGATTGGGTGATTTTACAAGCTTTGGTGGCTTGTTTAGTCATATCCTTTCTTTATTGATTTTCCTTGGCTTAGCTTCAATTCTGCTGGGCATACTCGCCATTTTTGTAACGAAAAAAATTTACCGCCATGTCACTCGATACAAAAGCTAATCTTCAAAACTGATCCACAAGGCGGCAGGTGAGGGGGGAGTTAAGTGTGTTCTGATCTGCGTCATACAATTGGGGTCTGGATCGAGATCGGGTTCAGTTAAGATGCCATGTAACGATAATGGAACACTGTCAGTTACATAGAAAAAGCCACTCGTTAGAGTGGCTTAATTATATGATTCTAAAGCTAAAATTTGGTGGCCCCTGCTGGACTTGAACCAGCGACCAAGCGATTATGAGTTCCTATTAAGGCAACCTAAAATCAATGGTTTGTTATGTTTATCATTGACATAGGTTGCCATTTTTTACCAAGTGTTACTCATCATTCGCCAAATCTATCGCCACTTTATCGCCATCGATAGGCAGATTTTTTTCTTCTTGCAAGACAATATCCCCATTATAAATTTCATCGACGAATTCTAGCAAAGGACGAAGTTCCGGATCACTGAGCTTTCTTTCGGAGAGGAATTTTGAGACAAAATTGGGGCCGTGAAGGCCTGTTTCAGGGCTGAAATTTTCTATTTCGCCAACAGGAACAAGATATATTCCCAATTTTTTTAATTGCTGATTAAGCTCTTTAAATGTCCCTCGTATATTTCCGCTAGGTAAACCGTTAACACCATGTTTTTTAACTTCGTTCCACGGTTTTTTTTGTTTAAAAACATCTTCTAATAAACTCTTTGATATTTTATCCGAAGGTGTTTGGCTTAGGGTTTTTAATAGTTCATCTTTTATTTCTTCATTATTTTTAGGTTTTGTTTTTTGTAAAACTTCCGAGTTTATTTGTGACCATAAGTTAAGTAATGATTCTTTGGTGCTTGTTGGGCATCCAAATGCATCAAGTGCTTTAGCAAAAGTGTTTCTTTCGGATAACAAGTCAAAATCATAAATGGCTTTAACGGGTACACCTGTTTGTCTCAAAATATTAACAATACCAGCGATTGCATGTTTTCCACCTGAAGGTACAAATGAAGTATCAGGATAGACTTTCCCATTATTCTCTGTTAGATAGTCTGCGACATAGTTTATCAAGCGGCAATCACTATCATCTTCACATATTATAACTTGTTCATGAAATATTCCATCTAACGCATTGGAATATCTCAGGTTAGGTTTTGACCAAAGCTCCTTTATTGCATCCTGATTAACTTCATGGATAATGTTAGAACCATCCTTGTATTTTATTCTTAAAATTTTTAAATTACCCTTGGTACCTTCAAGAAAGCCTCTCATGATATCACTGCTGTGAGTAGCTACAATTAACTGACCTTTTACTTCTTGGGCAAGCGTATATCCGAGACGTCTCATCTGTGGCGGATGTAAAAAAGCTTCAGGTTCATCAATTAATGAAATGTCGTATCTAAATCCCATTGTTTCAAAAAGTATCCCTGCGTAGCCCTTTATACCATCTCCCTGTTGATCCAAAAGAGGATTGTTCCGTAAAACATTTATATATTCATTGCTGACACGGTCTACCGTATTAGGTAATTCTGTTTTATCTATTAAATAGATGGGTAAATTACTCCCACCTCGATAATCAAATGCTAAGTCTTTATTAAATGCTTTTTTAAATGTTGTGCTAACATGCTCCATTAGCTCACTGTCATCATAAAGAATGTGCTGTGGTTTTGTTTTAGGCTCTTGATATGCAATGCTTTTTTGCTGGTCGCAGATGTTTAAGCGTTCTTTGGCTGTAATGTTTTTGATGAAAAAAGAACTAAGGCTGTAAATTGCTTTGCTACTCTCCCAAAGCGCTATTTCATGTTGGGAAATTCTAGCTGGCCCTAAATTATATGCATAGTTGGAATAACTTCCATTTTTTTTTATGAATTCATCCAGTTGTTGATTTGTACCTTCTTTTTTAAATTCTATATCTTTAATTACGATTGGTTGGGAGCTGGAGTCTTGTAAAACGGACATAATATCTCGTAATGTTTGCGATTTTCCGCTGTTATTTGGCCCAACAATTAGAACTTTATCGTAGTCATCCAAAGTCAGGGTTTGCCCCCCTGAAAATGTAATTGTATTTATTGATAGTTTTGGCTTAAAATTCATATGTATATCCTTATTAATAGAAGTTCAATGGGTTAAGTCTTACTGCGTCATCAAGATGATCGGGTGAAAAATGAGCATAACGCATAGTCATTTTAATATCTGAGTGGCCTAAAATTCTCTGGAGAACTAATATATTCCCACCGTTCATCATAAAGTGGCTCGCAAAGGTATGCCTCAAAACATGTGTTAGTTGACCTGCAGGTAATTCGATTCTGGTTCTTTCAAGTGCGGAACGGAATGCGCCATAGCAATCGCCAAATAACCGGCCTTTTCTATCATCAGGCAATGAGTGGTAGAGCTCTTTACTAATAGGAACAGTTCGGTTTTTTTTGCTTTTTGTATTGGTGTAAGTAATTTTATATTTCGTGAGTTGGCTTTTTTTCAAACTTTCTGCTTCAGACCAACGGGCGCCTGTAGCGAGACAAATTCTCACAACGGTTTGTAAATCACGGTGATCGTGACGTTCGCACTCTCCGAGAAGTAGAGAAATCTGATCGTGAGTTAACCACGCCATTTCCATTTCTTCTGTGCGGAATGGCCGCACATATTTCAATGGATTTTCATCTTTCCATTCTCCGAGGCGGTTTAGCTCATTGAACACCGCACGAAAGTAGGCCAGCTCCAGATTAAGCGTGCGAGGTGATACTTCTTTAACCCTGTTTGAGCGGGCGTATTCACCCTTTAGCCTCTTTTCACGGTAGCGGGAAAACATCTTCGCATCGAAATCTCGTGCAAGAGGTTCGCCCATACACTCAAAAGCATGGTGCATAGCTAACTGCCGTTTTAAGCCGTCTTTTAAGGTAATTCCATGAGCGCTATACCATGAGTCAATCAGCTCTTTTAAAGTGCGCCTATCTTCTTTTTCTTCCTGCCACGGGTTTTGGACGGTGTACTGTTCAAACGCCAGAGCCTCGCCTTTGGTGGCGAATTTCTTTCTGATACGTTTGCCTCTTGCACCGTTTGGATAGAGCTCGCAAATCCAGCCGCCGGCAGGATTTTTACGGACCGCCATCAATTAACCTCGCTGTAAACACCCACAACACGACCGATCGTTTTTATCTCATCAATCCCGCACTCGAATGGCACTTTTCCCCCTGCCACATGTAGCTTTTTGCCAGGCAAGACAGTTAACTCGCGGATACTTTTTGCTCCCTCTATATCTACTAGCCATAACCCGTCAGATAGCGAGGCGTCAAGCTCCAGAAAGTGAGTAACATTTTCTGAGCGGAGGCATTGCGGGTTATTTGGAACACGGCTAAATAGCGATTTCGAAATCCTCAACTCGCTCTCATCAACTAGTTTTCCTTCACTTAATGTGAATGATTGAATGGTTAGTTCCTCAGAAACGGATGAAGTTGAATTTTGTTCATTGGTGAACTTTTCCCCCTTACCTGTTAGCAACCATCCAATATTTGCACCTGTTTCAAGGGCACAATGGACAATGAAGTCATAAGAAATACTGCCTCGCGTATAGCGGTTTTGCAGGGAACTTGCAGCAATGTTGAAATGCCTTGCGAGCTGGATTTTCTGAGCGAAACCGTAGACATCGCAAATCCTATCTAAGACATGTTCGTTACTGATTCCTGAATCGATTTCCATAAAATTCGCATCCACGTATTGACTGTTGCGGTTTATGCGCATTAGTATGCGGCTAAACCTAAGTTGATTAATGGCAAACGTTGGCAGACTGATGACCATTAATCGTGAGTATTGGCAAACAGGGAATCATGCAATATGGCTTCTGAAATCGCAATCATCAAAATCCCCGCACCTATTGTCAGCCTGCAGCAGTTTGCAGAGTTAGAGGGTGTCTCTGAACGTACCGCATATCGTTGGACCACCGGCGATAACCCTCGCGTACCAATCGAACAACGCGTGATCCGTAAAGGCTGCAAAAAAGCGGGTGGCCCGATTCGTATCTATTACGCACGCTGGAAAGAAGAGCAAATGCGTAAAGCGTTGGGTCATTCCCGTTTTCAGCTCGTCATTGGCGCTTAATTCACTTTAAGTGAATTATAAGGATGAGGCATGTTTGATTTTAAGGTTTCTAAACATCCCCATTATGACGAAGCTTGCCGGGCTTTTGCACTGCGTCACAACATGGCGAAGCTGGCCGAACGTGCGGGAATGAATGTTCAGACATTACGTAACAAACTCAACCCGGAACAGCCTCACCAGCTCACCCCGCCGGAGTTGTGGCTGCTGACAGACCTGACCGAAGACTCAACCCTCGTTGATGGTTTTCTGGCGCAGATTCACTGTCTGCCATGCGTGCCGGTTAACGAGCTGGCAAAAGATAAATTGCAGTCTTATGTCATGCGCGCAATGCGTGAGCTCGGCGAGCTTGCGAACGGTGCAGTATCTGAGGAGCGTCTGACCTCTGCGCGTAAACACACCATGATTGAAAGCGTTAACTCTGGTATTCGCATGTTGTCTTTATCGGCACTGGCGCTGCATGCACGTCTACAGACTAATCCGGCGATGACGAGCGTGGTCGATACCATGAGCGGTATTGGCGCATCGTTCGGTCTAATTTGAGGTGCTCATGCTGAATAATGAACCGTCATTCGCGTCTCTGCTCGTTAAGCAAAGCCCCAGCATGCACTACGGCCACGGCTGGATCGCAGGTAAGGACGGCAAGCGCTGGCACCCGAGCCGCTCACAGGCTGATTTACTGGCTGGCCTCTCTACTCAAAAGCAGGGGGAATCATGGCTATCGAAGCTGTATCCGCGACTGTTCCGCTAAAAGCGGGTCAACGTCTGGCCGGTCTCAATCATGTGGCTGAATTGCGCGCGAGATACTGGGGTGATAGCTGGAAAGAGGTTGAACGTTTTGTCGATGATATGCGCGATAAACGCGATCCACAATTTGAAGAAAATACTCGGGCGCTGGCCGCTATTTTCTTTCTGGCAAAAATACCGGCGGCTCGTCATGAGCTCGAACTAAGTGAGCTGACTACTGACGAGAAAAAAGCATTGATTACAGCGATGAATCATTTTCGTGCAGTGGTGAGCTTATTCCCAAAACGGCTAACCATGCCGAATTAATCCAAACAGAAATTTAATGGCGTAAACCCGCCGGGCTTCATATTGCCCGAAATCAGGAGAGTCAATTATGCGTATAACCGAAACCCGTTGTTTTAACACTGATAGTGATGCGCTGGCCGTATTGCTGACCGATGCCAAAAAAGAAGAGCGCAAAGACCGCGCTCTTGCTGTTTCCATCCGCCTTGAGGCACTGGCTATCCTTATCACCAAAGAGGAGATGAGCGGCACCGAAGCCGCGGAGCTGCTGCGCCGTGAGGCTACCCGCTATGAGAATGAATCACAGGAGTTGCACTGATGGCCGATGCAATGGATTTAGCACAACAGCGAGAGCAGGAAGACCGCGAGCGCCACATCAGCAACGCGCGCAGCCGTATCACCGCGCCATCTTGTTTCCTTTGTGAAGCATGTGAAGCACCAATCCCGGAGGCTCGTCGTGTTGCAATTCCGGGCGTGGTCTTTTGTGTGACCTGTCAGGAAATCTCAGAACTGAAATATAAACATTATCGGGGGGTATGAATTGGCGGTTCAATTCGCTTATCCGTGGAATAATCCACGGTCGGCAATAGCCAGCCCATACCTTACCTATGACCAACAGCATCGCCGCGACCGTATGTTCGCGGCTTTGCTGCATGCGCGAAAGGTGCTTTCACTGCAGCCAGAATGCGTGCGTTTTGATGTTTATCGCACCGCTGCGGTGCTGGAGCAAAATCAGGGCAGTCAACGAGCCAATGTCTTTTTAATCAGCTTTTGCAAAAAGGCATTGCCACGTCTTGAACTGGTCGCAAAAAAATACGAGCGCGTGGGTATCGACAGTAAGGTATCAGCCGCTGTTTTCGGTTGTCATTTCGATACTGAAATCATGCAATATCTGGCGTCACGCATGGTCAATATGGTCGGCAGATACAACCGCCTCCCTGATATGTCGCGTGCCGATATTGACCTGCTGGCCGCTGATATCGCTAATTTCATTCGTGCTGAACTGGCTGACATTGATGACGCCGGGGTTAGTGAGCTTAAAACGCTCTACACCTGGTATATGCGCGCCGGTTTTATTTCACTGCAATTTAACGTTACCCCGCCGCATTGGGAGCGAGTAACAAAAAAGTATGTCGGTCAGGATGAGATAGCACCGGCAGTAATGCGCATGTTTAATGAGGTTTGGTGGCGTGGCCGTCTGCGACGTATTGCGGCGTCATGGCGCGAACATCTGCAAATTGCAGTCGGCAACGTCAGCAAGAAACGCCACGCCTACGCGAGTAAAAACTGCGTGACAGACTGGCGCGAGCAAAAGCGCCGCACGCGTGAATTTCTCAAGGGGTTGGATCTCGAAGACGAAGACGGCAACCGCATCAGCTTGATTGAAAAATACGACGGTTCTGTCGCTAACCCTGCGATACGCCGCTGCGAGCTGATGACCCGCATCCGTGGGTTTGAAAATATCTGCAATGAGCTCGGTTACGTCGGGGAGTTTTACACCCTGACCGCGCCGTCTAAATATCACGCCACCACTAAAGCAGGCTACCGTAACAGCAAATGGAACGGAGCCAGCCCGTCGGACACACAAAGTTATCTCACCGGACTTTGGGCGCGCATTCGCGCCAAACTGCACCGGGAAGAAATCCGCATTTTCGGCATACGTGTTGCCGAGCCTCATCACGACGGCACGCCGCACTGGCACATGCTTATGTTTATGTTGCCGGAAGACGTTGAGCGCGTGCGGCTCATCATTCGTGATTATGCGTGGGATGAAGAACACCACGAATTGAGAAGCGACAAAGCCAAAAAGGCGCGCTTTCATGCCGAAGCCATCGACCCGGAAAAGGGCAGCGCTACCGGCTATGTTGCTAAATACATTTCAAAAAACATCGATGGCTATGCTCTCGATGGTGAAACCGATGACGAAAGCGGTGAGCTGCTGAAAGAGACAGCGCCCGCCGTTTCAGCATGGGCGGCGCGCTGGCACATCCGTCAGTTTCAATTTATCGGCGGTGCGCCGGTGACGGTCTACCGTGAGTTGCGTCGTCTCGCTGATACAGAGACTGCGCACGGTCTGAGTGTTGAGTTTGCTGCCGTCCATGATGCCGCCGACGCTGGTGATTGGGCTGGTTACGTTAATGCGCAGGGCGGTCCGTTTGTCCGTCGCGATGAGTTACAGGTGCGCACGCTGTATGAGCCACGCCCCGAGTTTAACCAGTATGGTGAGGAAACCGTGTGCATTCGTGGCGTCTACGACTCTGCTCTCGGCGCTGGCACCCCGATTTTAACCCGGTTAACGCAGTGGAAAATTGTGCCGAAGCGTTCCGTTGATTTGGCCGTTGACGTTAAGGGCGCTCCTGCGCCCTCTCGGAGTTCTGTCAATAACTGTACGGGAAGCGAAAGCGATCCACCGATACTGGATTTATCAAAACCGCTCAGCAGGCGTGAAAGACGAGAGCTGACGAACCGACTCAGGAAGCAAAAGCCAGCAATACGGAGAAAATTCATCCATGGAACGGATGAGCAAAACGCAGTCATAGCGAAAATTATCGACGAGATACATATGACAACCGGCACCACTATCAGCCGGGGCGAAGCCCTTCATCTGATGGCAGGTGGTAAAAGTTGTTTTAACGGAAAATGGTTGCGCGGAACGGCCAAAGGAGAGGTGTTTTCCGCTGCCCCTTCACATCAGGCGCAAGCTTTCAAAATCCTAAGGCGCGTTGCGGCTTTAGCTGAAATGGCAACGAAAGTTTAACCGTTAATATTCATCCATATCATGTACATACAGTGTGTTTGGTTGCGATTTTTGCTTCACAAATTTTGCCAATACGTGCTACTGTATGTTTATACAGTATCTCGTAGGGGAGGTTGTGTGGATAGAGAACTAAACGAGCACGTTATGATCGAGCGCGTCGAAATGATTGCGCGCCTGACGGCTGAGGGTGCTTGTCAGGAAAGAGACCGTGAAATTGCACTGAATCTAATTGCGGAAATTGCAAGAGGCAACCTAATGAAAAATAACAATTTTTCTGTTGTTTTTTCCGAGCCGCCTGTTGATGAGACCTTTGCAAAGGAGGGCAAGGTGAAAGTAAACATCACGTTGGATAAAGACCAAAAAATCGGCCAGCCAGTAATTGATGCTTTTCAATGTGAATTGACCAGGCGAATACAGTCTGTTTTCCCCTCAACGCGCGTTACTGTTAAAAAAGGATCCATGACTGGTGTCGAGCTGATGGGGTTCGATAAAGATTCAGACCGCGAAGCGCTGGATGGTATCCTTCAGGAAGTATGGGAAGATGAGAGCTGGCGTTAATCCCTGAAAAATGTGCAACCATCGACCCCATGTTTGATAGCATGGGGTTGTTTTGTATGGGGATTACACACAAAGGAAAATCATGGATACCGTAATAGCATTTTTATCGCTGGCTCTCTTTATTGCTTTTATCGTGGGGTTAATCAAGCCGTCGCTGGTTCGAATGCCGAACCGTAAGCGCTCCAGTGCGGTTTATCTCGGTGGCTGTCTGGCGCTGGGTGTTATTGGCTCAATCTTATGGCCGACTGAAAAAAGTCAGCCTGTGGCAAAAACTGACGTACCGGCGGTTAAAGCGGAACCGGCTACACCAACGTTTGAGTACGCAGATAAAACCCTCAAAGAATATCGCAACGAGCCAAAAGAAACCCGGCACGATATCGTTAAAGGCTATGTTGGATTCAAAGGTGTACCGGTCAGCTCTGCCGATGCCTTTTATGCCTGTATGAGTGAGTACACTTTTACTAAAGATGATGCGTTAAAGCTCGGTGATGTGCTGGGGTGGTGTTTCAACGACTTTGAGAAGGATCCGCAATCTCTGAATAATAAAATCAATCTTGACGCATTTCAGGGTAATTTTAGCGGTTGGGATGGCTCTTATCGCCCGTTAGAGAAGCTGATAAAAGCCAGCATGAATGATGATTCCTCTTACAAACATGTTTCAACGGTCTACCATCTGATTTTGAATAAAGACCCGCATGCCGTGGTAAAAACAACGTTTCGCGGCACAAATGCGTATGGCGGTGTAGTCAAACAGACCGTAGCGGCGCGCGTCAACGTGAGAACGGGTGAGGTCGATTCGATACTCGACAATTAATAACAAAGTGACAAACACCACCGGTGCTAAAACTCGCTTTTAGTGCCGGTGGTGTTGAACAACGAGCCCGGCGAGGCGTTAGCATTTTGCCCGACTTCTGCTAAAGCACTGTATGTATGTACAGTGTTTTTTTGTGGGAGGATATATGGGCGTCAGTGACTCAAAATTTCAGGTTGTCTATCGCGGTGAGGTGTTAGAGAACTTTAAGCCAGGCGGATGGGTGTTCTTTCAGCGTCCCAAAGAGTGCGGCGGCGGTTACTGGCTAGGCCGTACATATCATGGTGTTTTCATGATTGAATATGAGCGACCGGTGTCACTCAATGAGGGTATGCGCTATCTACTTTTACTGGATGAGGTTGAGTCCAAAAGTAATGAATTTATCAATGGCTTATCGTTATTCTAATTATATAAATCACAGGAAAGGGGATGTATATGCGCTGGGGATTGCTGATAGGTTTATTTTTCTGTGGATTATCATTCGTTATTGGCCTTTTTGTCGGTGGCGTGGAATGGGAATGGAGGTTGTCAGGACACTCCAGCGAAGTTGCTTTTTGGTCTATGTTAGGTGGATGGTTATCAGGATTTGCAACGTTATTTGCTGTAATCGTCTCTTTGTGGATGGCTTATCAAGCCTCGCAGAATAATGTCGAAAAAATACACATATCGGTAGACCCTCTGAGAAAACAATATGGTATGGGGGATGCAGTTTTTTCTGTCATTAAAATCAAAAATCTCAAACCCATAGATACTCCCTTAATGAAACTGATGATACAGATTGATGGGGTGACAGCGGATCTCGCTCCTGCTGGGTTACAGAACATTAAATTGCCATATACACTTCATCAGCAGGGGGAGTCATGGCAGTTCGAAACAAACATAACTCCCTCTTCTATGGGGTGGACTTCTATTTTTCAGACATTATCAGTTGGACGGCAGTTAAGATTTAGAAAATGTTATTTCATCGTAGAAACGGCAATGCGCCAGCATCGCGTTAAAATACCTAATGAGATACTTATAAGGTTGATTAAAATCGATGAAAGTGTCCGGGACTGGAAGGAAGAAAGTAAGATAAAATAGTAATGCATGCATTAGGTGCATGAGTTTGCATTCGTTTTTTGTTCCAGCGAATGCCAGCTAGCGCCAGTGCTGGCGCGGCTCGGGGCTCGTGATGCACCTGCATTAAAAGCGACCCGTTAAGCGCGCAGGCGAGGCGGGGATAGCACTGCGCGCCAGACGTGGTGACAGGATTTATTTTACGCGTCTGTGCGCGTCGTGGTGGCGCGCTGTTATGTGCGGTCAGCTAATGAGGTGCTGGCGTGGTTGCGCCGCGTGTGCGGCGTCTGGCTCGCACTGAGGGGATGCCGCCCTGAGGCGGCATTCTGGCGGGGGTTACTCAGTTTCGATGTTGTAATCCTTAAAGCGGATCACCTCTAAACCGAGCCATTCATTGATTTCCCTGAAACGCTCCTGCAATGGCGTCAGCTCGTTTCGTACAAACACCCGCGCCACCTTCTCGATATCGCCCATTGAGCCGATATTTTCGGGCTTGCCGCCCATAAGCTGGAACGGTACGCGGTGCGCATCGAGCAGGTCGGCGGCGCTCACCTTTTTGATGTTGAAAAAATCATCCTTCGTGGCGACTTCACTCAGCGGCACAATCTTGATGCCATCCGGTTTCCCGTTCGGGGCATAGAAAAACAGGTTTTTGAAATTCCCGAGCCCTTTCGAGTCACGCATCGCGGAGCGCAGCGCCTCGACGTCGGTGCTGCTCTGTGCCGCGTCGGTGACGTACATGATGTAACCCGCGTGCGCGCCGTTCTGGTAATACTTACGACGAAACAACGTGGCGGATTCATTCAGCCAGGCTGAATTAAGCGCGCTCAGGTATTCCGGCATCCCGTAGAGCTCCTGATTGATGTCGGGCTCGAGCAGATGACAGACTGAGCCGGGGGCGAACTGGTGCGGGTGCGAGACATCCGACACGTACCAGTAAACATCCTCCTCGACACCCCTGCGGGTGTATTTGGCCGGAGAGGTTTCCAGCTTCATGAGCTGGCCGGTCACGCTCATGCGCTTCTCAAGATAGCCGTTGGCAAACACCAGATAATCGAGCACAAGGCGGCTGAAATCCTGACGTGACAGCAATGGGTGCGGGATGTAGGTGCTCGTCAGGATGTTACGCTTCACGTAAATCGGTGAGCTGTGATGCACGGCGGCGCGCAGGCTTTTCGCCAGCCCGGAGAAGTTGACCGGCGGCTCGTACCATTTGCCGTTATTGATGCACTCGACGTAGTCGAGAATATCGCGGCGATCCAGAACGGGTGACGGCTCGCCAAAGGTGAACGCCTCCATTTTCTGCGGTGCGCTGGCGGTCATGTTGGTTTGTTTTGGCTGTTTCTTTTGGCGTTTTTTCATCTTAGTTGATATCCAGAATCGAGGTTGAATGCATACCGCTACCGGCGGAAAGTGGCTCGTTTAACAGGGCGTGCATGGTCGCCCATGCGATATCCGCGTGGCTGGCTTCCTCACTGCGGCTGGCTTCATAGGTGGCACTGCGGCCACTGCTGGTCATGGTTTTGCGGATAGCCATGAATGACTGTGTGATGTCGGTCGCACCGGCGTCATACTCCAGACACCCGCGCCGGATGGTGTCTTTCGCTTTCAGCACCATTGCGGTTTTCATTTCCGGCGTGTAGCGGATGGCGCGCGCCGCCGGGAAGAATGAGCGCACGAGCTGGTAAACCCCCTGGCCGATACCGGTCGCATCGATGCCGATATAGTCGACCGTGTATTTCTCGGTTAGCGCACGGATGGCCTCGGCCTGCGCGGCAAAATCCATGCCTTTCCACTGGTGGCGCTCAAGGATGCGGAACTTGCCACCGGCAACCAGCGGCGGAGCCAGCACCGCACAGCCTGCGCTGTCGCCGGTATGTGACGGGTCGTAGCCAATCCAGACCGGACGCCAGTTAAACGGACGGTCGGCAAACGGCTCGAAGTCCTCCCACTCCTCCATCGCATCGACCATGCAACGCTGGAGCTCCTCAAACGGGAATACCGACGCCTTATCGTCGACGAACTCGCACATAAACAGGTTACGGAAGTCATCCGCGCTGTTTTCCTGTCTGAGCTGGTCGAGGTTAAACAGGGTGCAACCACCGGCGAGCGCGTCCTCAATGGTGACAATCTGCCGCCACTGGCCGTCCCCGCATAACATGCCCCCGGCAAGCGCCTGATGACTGATATCGATGTCGACACGTTCGTCGCGGTTACTGCGTCCCCGGTTAAACAGCTCGCCTGACCAGAACGGATAAGCGCCGTGCGCCAGTGTCGACGGCGTCGAAAAATAGGTGGTGCGCAGGTGCGACTGCGACGCCATACCGGAGGCAACTTTTCGCAGCTTCTGGAAGTTGGGGATCCAGAAAATCTCATCGACGTACAGGTCGCCGTTGTGACTCTGCGCGGTGTTGGAGTTGGTCCCGAGGAATATCAGCTCTGCGCCGTTGTTGCCGATGACAATCGGGTCGCCTGACAGGTCGACATCGACCAGACGCGCAAAGGCGATGATGTACTTACGGAAAACGTAAGCCTGCGTTTTACTGGCTGATAAAAATATCTGGTTTTGCCCGGTCTTAAGGGCGCGCAGGAGCGCCTCACGCGCAAAGTAGAACGTTGCGCCAATCTGGCGCGATTTCAGGATGTGGCGGATGCGGTGCTCTAACCCGGCTTTATGCCACCTGAGCTGATACTCAAAGGACTGGTCAAAGAAAATCTCTTCCAGCTTCCCGATAGCCTCGTCGCTGAAATAATTACGTTTCGGCTTTTTGCGATCCCCTTTGTTGCGGCTTGCAATGTTGGGGTTTAAATCCACCTCGTTTCCGGTCTGGCCGTAGCGGTTCACGCGCGCGAGGCGCTCCATCTGGCGCGACAGAAAATCAGCGACCTTAAAGTCGTGCGGCGTCAGGTCGGGCTTGGCGTAAAGCTGGATGAGGCGCGCCTCTAACGTCGACTCAACGCGGTTAATCGGCGCGGTTTCCTCCCATCCATCACGCTGTTTCCAGCTCTGCACCGTGGGGCGCTTGAGTTGCAGCATGTCGCAGATTTGCGGCACGGCGAACCCCTGCCAGTACAACAGCCGCGCCTGTCGTCGTGGGTCATTGAGTAATGAAAGGTCAGTTGAAATGGTCATGCTTACCTCGTTTTGATGTTAAGAGGCAAGGCTAAGGAAATGACCGTGCTTAATCGCTAAACCCCTGTTGTGTCAGGGATTGCACTTCCGCAACAGGTGGCTGATGAGGGGCTGAGTCGGGAAACTAACCCCGACCCGAAAACCCAAAATCAGGACACCTGAACAATGGCAAAGAAAGTTTCTAAATGGTTTCGCATCGGCGTCGAGGGTGACACCTGCGATGGCCGCGTCATCAGCGCTGATGACATTCAGGAAATGGCCGACACGTTCGACCCGCGCGTCTACGGTTGCCGCATTAACCTCGAACATATCAAAAGCCTCATCCCTGACAGCCCCTTTAAGCGCTATGGCGATGTGACCGCGCTTAAAGCGGAAATTATCAGCGATGACTCTGCGCTCAATGGCAAAAGGGCGCTGTTTGCCAAAATTGCCCCGCTCGATGAGCTGGTCAGCATGGTACGTGCCGGGCAGAAGGTTTACACCTCAATGGAGATCCGCCCAAATTTCTCTAACAGCGGCAAATGCTATCTCATCGGGCTGGCCGTCACCGATGACCCGGCAAGCCTCGGCACCGAATACCTTGAATTCTGTAGCCGCGCCACACAAAACCCGCTCGCCGGTAAAAAAGACCAGCCGGGCGATCTCTTCTCTGTGGCCTCACTGGCTGAGCTGGAATTTGAGGACGTACCCGACACCATGCTCAACAGCCTGACCGACAAGGTAAAGGCCATTTTCAGCCGCAAACAGGCCAGCGATGACGCCCGTCTTGCAGATGTACATGAGGCTGTGACGACCGTTACCGAGCTGGTGCAAAACAACCTCACCGCTACCGACCAGCGCGTCACCGAGCTTGAGACCGAACTGGCGCAGCTTAAGCAGGACGTGACCAGCAAGGCCGAAGAAAGCGCGCAGGCGTTTAACGCCCTCAAAAACTCCCTCGATAACACCGAAAGCCAGCGCCAGCCGCGCCGCGAGCTTTCAAAAGGTGGTACGGGCGACGAGCTGCTGACCAACTGCTGATAACCCGCCGGGCGCGCCGCCCGGCCTGATACCTATTCTATTACCCGAACAGGAAAAACCATGCGTAAACAAACCCGCTTTAAATTCAATGCCTACCTGACCCGCGTCGCGGAGCTGAACGACATTTCCACCGATGACGTGGCGAAGAAATTCACCGTCGAGCCGTCGGTCACGCAAACCATGATGGACACCGTGCAGGAATCGTCCTCATTCCTGACGAAAATCAACATCGTGCCGGTCGACGAGCTGAAAGGCGAAAAGGTCGGTGTGGGCGTTAACGGCACAATCGCGAGCACCGCCGATACTGACGGCGATGGCGAGCGTGAAACTGCTGATTTTACCGCGCTGGAGTCCAACAAATACGAGTGCGCGCAGATTAACTTTGACTTCCATATCCGCTATAAACAGCTCGACCTGTGGGCGCGATTCCAGGACTTCCAGACCCGTATCCGTAACGCCATTATCAAGCGTCAGGCGCTCGATTTCATCATGGCCGGTTTCAATGGCATTGAGCGCGCCGCAAAATCTGACCGCAAAAAAAATCCGATGCTTCAGGATGTGGCCGTGGGCTGGTTGCAGAAGTACCGCAATGAAGCGCCAGCGCGTGTGATGTCAAAAATCACCGACGAGGACGGCACGGTCATTTCCGATGTGATCCGCGTGGGTAAAAACGGCGACTATGCGAACCTCGACGCGCTGGTCATGGATGCCACCGGCAACCTGATTGATGAGATTTATCAGGATGACCCGGAGCTGGTCGTCATCACCGGTCGCAAGCTGATGGCGGATAAATACTTCCCTATCGTCAACAAAGAGCAGGAAAACAGCGAGTCGCTGGCCGCTGACATCATCATCAGCCAGAAGCGAATCGGCAACCTGCCTGCCGTGCGCGTGCCTTACTTCCCGGCGAATGCCCTGATGGTGACGCGTCTCGATAACCTGTCTATCTACTTCATGGATGACGCGCATCGCCGCAGCATCATCGAAAACCCGAAGAAAGACCGCATCGAAAACTACGAGTCAATGAATACCGACTACGTGGTCGAGGCATACGCTGCCGGTTGCCTGATTGAAAATATCAAGCTCGGTGACTTCACCGCACCTGCTGCACCGGAAAGCGGAGAGTAAGCCATGACGAGTCCCGCAGCGCGTCACATGATGCGGGTCTCGGCCTCTGAAACAGCGCGGCGGGCTGCTGTCCCGCTGCGCAATGCAACTGCCTATGAGCAGATGCTCGTTAAGCTGGCCGCAGACAACCGCACGCTAAAACAAATCCGATCTAATGAGCGAAAGGCAGATAAAAAGCGTGAGCTGCTGCCGTTCTATCTGCCATGGGTCGCTGGCGTCCTCGAAAACGGCAAAGGCGCACAGGATGACATCGTCATGACGGTCATGCTGTGGCGTCTCGATGCTGACGATATCGCCGGGGCGCTGGAAATTGCCCGTTACGCCATGACCTATGGCCTGACCATGCCGACCGGTCGACGTCCGACGCCTTACCTGCTGGCCGAAGAGGTGGCACTGGCCGCGCAGCGCCTGCTCGCTGCAAAACAGCCGGTCGAACTGGCGAACCTGCTCGATACCATTGCGCTGACAGAACGCGCTGACATGCCCGATATCGTGCGCGCGAAGCTGCACAAAATCACCGGCTATGTCCTGCTTGATGCGAATCAACTGCCCGAGGCGCTGGCGCACCTGCAACGTGCGATCCAGTTAGAGCGCACTATCGGTGTGAAAAAGGATATCGAACAGTTAGAGCGCCAGCTCAGGCCAAAACCCGAACCGGCACCGAAAACCAAAACGACTAAACCGCGCACGCGCAAACCTGCCGCTAAACCGGCGGCACGGCGCGGGCGTCCACCAAAGGCGGCAAAAGCCGCAGGTTAACCGAGCGCTCCCCGAGCCGGGCGGCACGCCGGTCAATGCGGGTATCAATTGCCCTGACTGCGACCGGCGTCCACCGCCCACCTATTACCCGAGGTTGTCATGACGACGCTGATTATTGAGCAAAACAAAGAGCCGCAGGATGTGCCGGGCGTGGTGATACCGCCGCCGGGCGTGAGCGAGCCGGTAATCAAAAACACCCCGTTTTTTCCTGATGTTGACCCGAAGCGCGTGCGTGAGGAAATGCGTTTAGAGCAGACCGTTTCCCCTGTGCGCCTGCGCCGGGCAATTAAGACCGCCATCGCAGAGACGAACGCCGAGCTGGGCGAATGGCGCGAGCGTCAGCTCGATGCCGGTTACGCCACTCTGGCGGATGTCCCGACCGACAAGCTCGACGGCGAAAGTGTGCGCGTATTCCATTACTTCAACGCCGTGTGTGCCATGACGACCGCCACGCTTTACGAGCGTTTTCGCGGCGTGGATGCGACCGCCAAAGGCGACAAAAAGGCCGACAGCATCGACAGCACTATCGATGAAATGTGGCGCGATATGCGCTGGTCTGTGGCGCGCATCCAGGACAAAGCGCGCTGCATTGTGGGGCAAATCTGATGAAAGCGTATGCGCTACAGGGCGACACCCTCGACGCGATTTGTGTGCGGTACTACGGGCGCACCGAGGACGTGGTCGAAACCGTCTTAGAAGCGAATCCCGGCCTGTCTGAGCTCGGCGTCATCCTGCCGCACGGCACGGCAATTGAACTGCCCGAGACCGACAGCGCGGCCAGAACCGAAACGGTGAATCTATGGGACTGAGTATGGAGAAAATCACCACGTTTATCGCCTACTGGCTGGCCGTCGCGCTGGCGTACCTCGGCGCAATATCTCCCGAAAAGATGGCGCTTTACGTGGGCGGCGGATGCGCCATTTTTACCGCACTTACGAATTACTGGTTTAAGCGCAAAACGTACCTCTATCTGACGTCACTCGGACTCGACAAGGGGGCTATTCGTGAAATCAATCGTTAAACGTTGCAGTGTGGCCGCAGTGCTGGCGCTGGCGGCGCTGATGCCTGATTTTCGTCTGCTTAACACCTCGCCCGAGGGGCTGGCGCTGATTGCCGACCTCGAAGGTTGTCGCCTGACGCCTTACCAGTGCAGCGCGGGAGTGTGGACGTCAGGCATCGGCCACACTGCCGGTGTCGTCCCGAAAGGGGAAATCACAGAACGTCAGGCGGCGGCGAACCTCGTCGCGGATGTGATGAACGTCGAGAGGCGTCTCGCAGTCTGCGTGCCGGTAGAAATGCCGCAGCACATTTACGACGCGCTGGTCAGCTTCTCATTCAACGTGGGAACCGGCGCGGCCTGCCGGTCGACGCTGGTCTCGTATATCAAGCGACACCAATGGTGGCAGGCGTGCGACCAGCTCACCCGCTGGGTTTATGTGAATGGCTCAATCAATAAAGGGCTGGAAAATCGCCGCGCGCGTGAGCGTGCTTATTGTCTGAAAGGAGTTTCTCAATGAAAAAATACGTGCGTTCTCTGATGTTGGATGTCCTGCTGGCTGTATTCCTGCTATGGGGGCTGGCTTCGCCGCAAAGTGCAGCACTTAATTTTGTTGCAGCGTGGGCGCTGTTTGGCTGTGTTGTCTGTATTACGGCGAGCCTCGCCGGTGTGGCTGTTTTTGACCACTGGCTACGAAATGCGGGGAAAGGTATTCCGGTAAAACCCGGGATAATGAAAATTTTCCGCGCTGTTTTCTGTAACAAGCCCTCTAAGGCGCGTCGCGCATGGTCTCTTATTATTTTTGTCGTAACCATAGGATGTCTGCTCGGCGCTGGCTGGATCTTTACCGCGCTGCTTTACCTGATTTGCGTCCTGACCTTTACGGGGGTGCGCACCTCATACCGTCAGCGCATTGAGGAGGCGGGGCTGTGTCCAGATTCATTGTGATGTTGATTGCCGCAGGTCTGGCGTTGGCGGCTGTGCTCTGGTTAAGGCATGAGAACGGTAATCTTCGGCGCTCATTTGACCGGGCAAATAAGGTCGCGACCGAACAGAAAAACGTGATCGGAATGCTGAAAAATCAGCTTTCCGTTTCGCAGGGAATCGCCAGGCGAAATGAAACCGCACAGGTCAGTTTACGTGGTGAGCTGATTGCTGCCGGTGCGATGGCCGTGCGCCGGGAAGAAACCATTACGAGACTGATGAATGAAAATGAAACGTTACGCCGCTGGTACAGCGCTGAGCTGCCTGATGTTGTGCGCAGGCTGCACACCCGCGCCGGTTGCGCCTCCGCCGGTCATTGTTTACAGCGCCTGCCCGAAAGTGAGCTGGTGCCCGATGCCGGGAAGCGACCCGGCCACTAATGGCGACCTGAGTGCAGATATCCGCAGGCTTGAGCACGCGCTCGCCGCCTGCGCGTTACAAATTGAAACCGTCAAAGCCTGTCAGGATAAACTCGATGAAGAAAGCAATCAGCCTGCGAAAAGCGCTAACTGACGCCGTCCCGCAGCTTAAAACCAACCCCGAGATGATGCGCATTTTTGCCGACGAGGGGAATATCGATGCACGGCTCGCGGCCTCCCTGTCCCACGAGAAAATTTACACCCTGAATGTGATCGTGTGCGATTTTGTTGGAGACCCTGATTTGATTTTCGTGCCGGTGGCCGCGTGGCTCAGGGAAAACCAGCCGGATATCTGCACGCTCGATGAGGGGCATAAAAAGGGCTACCGCTTCCAGATGGATTTAAACGACGAGGATACGGTTGATATCAGTATCAGCCTCCAGCTCACCGAGCGCACCATCATCAGGGAGGAAAACGGCGCGCTGCATGTGAGCTATGCCCCGGAGCCGCCACCGCCTGAACCCGTCACGCGTCCAAAAGAGCTCTATATCAACGGTGAACTGGTGAGCAAGTGGGATGAGTGACTTTAAACCCTTTGATAACCAGCTCGAGGGGCTGCTTGCTGCCCTGTCACCCGCAGGGCGTCGGAAGCTTGCCGGTGAGATTGCGAAGCAACTCAGAACGGCGCAACAGCAACGTATCAAACAGCAAAAAGCCCCCGATGGCTCACCGTATCAGGCGCGAAAGCGCCAGCCGCTGAGAGCCAAAAAAGGTCGAATTAAACGGGCGATGTTTCAAAAACTGCGCACTAACCGGTACATGAAAGCCAGTGGCCGTGAAAACGGTGCTGTGGTGGAATTTACCGGAAATGTGCAGCGTATCGCGCGTGTCCATCAGTACGGCCTTAAAGACCGGCCAAACGCACGTGCTCAGGATGTGCAGTACGCAGAGCGCCCGCTACTCGGATTTAGCCAGGGCGATGAAGATAACATTAAAGCTGTTATTATAAGTTTTTTAAATAACCAGTAATTAATATGGATTACCTTTAATAATAAAGGTAATCCACACTTTAGCTAATTCTAACTCAGTTTTATTGATTCAAGGATTTTTGCAGCCTCTTCTTTCTGAATGGCGCTTTCTTTAGTAAATTTAGTAAGAAACGGAAGTTTGTCATATTGCAGGTCTGATACCATACCCAGGGTCACTACATCCAATTTATAATGACCGGGCGTGCTTCTAGTCTGATAAACGTAGATATGATGTTTTTCATTTTGGGTAGCCTTAAGATGATAGCAAGCGGAGAGGACTTTCTCTCTATCGTCACTTGATGTTCGTGAACCAAAAATTACACCCTTGATGTGTTTGGCGTCAATTTTTATACTACGCAATGGTGCTGCAAGTTCCCGATTGACTGGCAGTCGTAACCTAAGTTCTTTCTCGTACTTCCAGTCTGAATACTTCACTCTGCCAATATCTTCTTCACCATAAGCTTTCAGACATGAGAGCAAATGTTCTGGATAGCAAGCTTCCCATTCACGGTCGCTATAGAAAAATTTAGGGATGATCTTTCCGAACCCATTAGCGCGGACCGGTTTTGATTTATATATTACATCGAAAATGGAGGTACTGCATTCTGTTGAAAGATGCATCGAAATACAATGTTCGCTGGTTTTTTTATATGATGTGAAAATCCTTAGGTTGCTTTTTAATGTAATGTTACCATCTATTGTTTCATAAATTATCGCAAAGCCTTTTTCAGCATTTCCGTAATGGCCCCACATAGTGAGATTGGTTGCGCTTTTTGAAAAGGATGTCAGGTAATTATTGTCGTTTAATTGCACCTCAAAATCATGATTTAGATATGCACTTAATGCCTGCATTGCTTTACGCGCATCCTTAAAATCAAGTTCGTTGATCGTTAGTCTGGCGAATGCATCTGAAAAATCATTAATCAGAGATTGATGGTCTAGGGTTCTTGTTTTTTTACCATTAAGTAAAGACCGCAAAATCTCATTCTTGAATGCAAGGAGCGATATAGCAAGCGGGGAATTATGTTCTAAATTTAGTTTTAAACACACTTGGACAATTAAATAATAAACAAACCTTTCCCACACTTCTTTGTTAGCATTAAAGATAAATTGTGGTTTGCATTCATGGATATCATTTAATTCGTTAGGGGAAGCAAAAAAGACCTCCCCATTGCGAAGCATTGATATACTGAGATTATCAATCGATGAGTATTTATAAAAAAGCATTCTCATTTCCTTATTAACACCAAGGTGTTCATTAAATCGAAAAAATTGGGGTGTTTCAATTGTTAATCAATTCTGCCCGCATTCTGTATGTTTAATTGGTAAGCAGTCTGTCTGTTGTATCAGAGGCTACAAAACCTGCCTTAATTGCCGCTGGCCTTGCCCGGCGGCATCCTTCCCGTATGAATAATTTAAATTCTCTACAGGAAATCGCACGCGCGGTCCGCAACCTCATCCGCACCGGCATCGTGACCGACGTCGACCTCGACGAGGGGCTGTGTCGTGTCCAGACCGGCGGCATGCAAACCACCTGGCTTAACTGGCTCACCTGTCGCGCTGGTCGCTCTCGCGTGTGGTGGGCTCCGTCCGTTGGCGAGCAGGTGCTAATGCTGGCCATCGGCGGTGAGCTCGATACGGCCTTTGTGCTGCCGGGCATTTTCTCAGATGACAATCCCGCGCCGTCAGCCTCACCCGATGCGCTTCACGTTACCTTCCCTGATGGCGCGGTCATTGAGTACGAACCCGAAAACAGTGCGCTTACCGTATCTGGCATCAAAACCGCCAACGTCACTGCGTCGGATTCCATCACGGCCACCGTGCCGGTGGTGTTGGTAAAAGCCGAAAGTCGCATCACGCTCGATACGCCCGAGGTGGTGTGTACCAACAAGCTGACGACCGGCACGCTCGAAGTGCAGAAAGGCGGGAAGATGTCCGGGAACATCGAGCACACCGGCGGGAAACTGACCTCAAACGGCGTGCAGGTGGATGACCACGACCACGGCGGCGTTGAACGGGGCGGAAGCTGGACGGAGGGTACTAAATGACGGTGCGTTATCTCGGTATGAACAGCCAGACCGGCCTCAGTATCTCTGAGGTCGAGCATATCAGGCAAAGCGTGCGCGACATTCTCGTCACGCCGGTTGGCTCGCGCGTCATGCGCCGTGAATACGGCTCGCTTCTGTCGGCACTGATTGACCAGCCGCAGACACCGGCACTGCGATTGCAGATTATGGCCGCGTGCTATTCCGCGCTCCAGAAGTGGGAGCCGCGCGTCAGTCTGACCACCATCACCTTTGAGCGGTCGGAGACCGACGGCGGGCTGTATGTCGATATCACCGGCACGCGCTCGGCTAACGGCCAGCCCTTTTCCCTCACCATTCCACTGAGTTAAACGCTATGGCAATTGTTGACCTTAACCAGCTCGCCGCGCCTGATGTCGTGGAGGTGCTGGACTATGAGACCATCCTCACGGAGCGTAAGGCGACGCTCGTCTCGTTATACCCGGAGGAACAACAGGAGGCAGTGGCGCGCACGCTGACCCTCGAATCCGAGCCGATTGTTAAGCTGCTGGAGGAAAACGCCTATCGGGAGGTTATCTGGCGGCAGCGCGTCAACGAGGCCGCGCGTGCGGTCATGCTGGCGTATGCAGAAGATGCCGACCTTGACCAGATAGGCGGAAATTATAACGTCGAGCGCCTCGTCATCACCCCGGCAGACGACACGACGTTTCCGCCCACGTCAGCCGTAATGGAATCGAATACAGACTACCGTCTGCGCATCCAACAGGCTTTTGAGGGGCTGAGTACCGCAGGCTCAACCGGTGCATATCAGTTTCATGGCCGCAGCGCCGACGGGCGCGTGGCGGATATTTCCGTCATCAGTCCTGAGCCTGCGTGTGTGACCGTATCAGTGCTGTCGCGTGAAAATAACGGCGTGGCCTCTGACGAGCTGCTCGCCATCGTGCGCGATGCGCTGAACGACGAGGACGTCAGGCCGGTGGCCGACCGCGTGACCGTGCAGTCAGCGAAAATCGTCGACTACAAAATCACCGCATCGCTTTACCTTTACCCCGGCCCCGAAAGTGAGCCGGTGCTCAGTGCGGCAAAAGCAAAGTTACAGGCGTATATCACCGCGCAGCACCGGCTCGGGCGTGACATCCGTAAATCGGCCATCTATGCGGCGCTCCACGTCGAGGGCGTGCAGCGTGTCGAGCTGGCCGCGCCGGTGGCTGACATCGTTCTCGATGACACGCAGGCGTCATGGTGCAGCGAGTACAGCGTCACCATAGGGGGTAATGATGAATGACACACGACTGTTGCCGGTGGGCTCCTCGCCGCTTGAGGTGGCGGCGGCGCGCGCCTGCGCTGAAATCGAAAATACCCCTGTACCCCTGCGCCGACTCTGGAGCCCGGACGACTGCCCGGCAAACCTCCTGCCGTGGCTGGCGTGGGCGTTTTCCGTTGACCGGTGGGATGAGAACTGGCCGGAGGCCACTAAACGGGATGTGATCCGCAATGCCTGGTATATCCACGCACACAAAGGAACGATTGGGGCAGTGCGCCGCGTGGTGGAGCCGCTCGGTTACCTGATAAACGTGTCTGAGTGGTGGCAGACAAACGACCCGCCCGGCACGTTTCGCCTCGATATCGGTGTGCTGGAGACCGGCATCACCGAGGAAATGTATTTCGAAATGGAGCGGCTTATCGCTGATGCAAAGCCAGCCAGCCGCCATCTTATCGGCCTCAATATTATTCAGGACATTCCCGGCTATCTGTACACCGGCGCCCTGAGCTATGACGGCGACATCATCACGGTTTACCCCGGATAAGTGAGAGCACAATGACAGTGAAATATAAAACGGTCATCACCAAAGCCGGTGCCGAAAAACTCGCGGCGGCGACCGTACCGAACGGGAAAAAGGTGAATTTTACGGCGATGGCCGTCGGTGATGGCGGCGGTACGCTGCCGGTACCTGACCCGAACCAGACAAAACTCGTTAAAGAAGTCTGGCGTCATGCGCTGAACAAAATCAGCCAGGACAGGAAAAATAAAAATTATGTCGTGGCGGAGCTGCTTATCCCGCCTGAGACCGGCGGTTTCTGGATGCGCGAGCTCGGGCTCTATGACGACACCGGCACGCTGATTGCGGTCGGCAATATGGCAGAGAGCTACAAGCCAGCGCTGGCGGAGGGCTCTGGCCGCGCGCAGACCGTGCGAATGGTCATTATGGTGAGCGACATCGAGTCAGTCGAGCTGACCATCGACACCTCAACGGTGATGGCAACGCAGGACTACGTCGACGACAAGCTCGCTGAGCATGAGCAGTCCCGCCGCCACCCTGACGCCACGCTCACCGCTAAGGGTTTCACTCAGCTAAGCAGTGCGACCGACAGCGCGTCTGAGAGCCTCGCAGCGACGCCGAAAGCGGTCAAGGCAGCGTATGACCTTGCGAAAGGGAAATATACGGCTCAGGACGCAACCACGGCGCAAAAGGGTATCGTCCAGCTCAGTAGCGCGACAGACAGCACGTCTGAGAGCCTCGCAGCGACGCCGAAAGCGGTTAAAGCGGTAAATAATGACCTGACGAAAGTAAAAAACAGTCTCAGGACAGCGTCGGGGAAAGATGTTGTCACCTCTCAGACCGATACTACAGCGGGCAGGGTGTTGACTGTTGGCTATGGGGGGCTTGGTGGTACAGCCCCTCGGACAACCGTGGCCGGGTCAAATAGTTATGACAATATTCCAGCTGGATTACCTTCTGGCTTCTGGACGCACGCTATTGATGGTGGTCCGTACGCTCATACTATTACATTGCTACAGGATGGAGGCGGAAACAGGGACGACAGACATCTGATTATTCCGTCAGGCAGCACAGGGAAAATTGCGATTCGCTGGGATGCCGGGCAAACAAAGAGTTACCAGTATTTTTATACCGACAAGAATAAACCTACAGCTGCGGACGTGGGTGCGGTTCCTAGCGGGCGTAAGGTTAATGGTCGTGCGCTGACAGACGATATAAACGTTACTTCTCAGGATATTTTCAACGGTCAGGCAATCGGGCTTTCGACAGAGGATTTGAACACGCTGAAAACGCCGGGGATTTATTACCAGCCAGCGAACGCCAATGCCTCAGCCGCTAGGCACTACCCCGAAAATAACGCCGGAACGCTGATTGCTTATAAAAATGCCGGAGTAACGCAGGTTTACAGGGTTTATAACAGTTCCAGAAGTTATACCCGGAGCCAGTATTCAACTGGTGCCTGGACTGCGTGGACGCCTGTTGATGCGTTTCCTGTTGGTGCTCCTATTCCGTGGCCGTCCGATGTGGCACCGTTCGGTTATGCCATTATGGCGGGGCAAACCTTCGATAAAGCGGCTTATCCCCTTCTGGCGGCAGCATATCCGTCAGGCGTAATCCCCGATATGCGCGGATGGACGATTAAAGGGAAGCCTGCAAGCGGTCGTGCAGTGCTGTCACAGGAACAGGACGGCATTAAGTCGCACAATCACGGGGCATCAGCTTCATCAACCGATCTCGGGACGAAAAATACCAGCGCATTCGATTACGGGACGAAAACGACCAGCGCCTTTGACTACGGGACTAAAACATCAAACAGCACCGGTGCACATACGCACAGCGTTTCCGGTACTGCTGCAAGTGCTGGCGACCACAGTCACGCCCAGAGAGCATGGCGTGATGGTGGGGGCGGGAATGGCGTTTATATCGACCGTAACGTCTTTAATAAAGCCGGCTTTGTTGATACGTCATCTTATACCGTAAATGCCGGGGCACACACACAGCGTAACGGGTACTGCGGCCAGCGCTGGCGCGCATGCGCATACGGTAGCCGTAGGGGCTCATACGCATACGGTGGCCGTAGGGTCGCACACACACTCGGTTGTTATGGGGTCGCATACCCACACCATTACCGTTGCCGCTGCCGGTAACGCAGAGAACACCGTTAAAAATATTGCTTATAACTACATTGTGAGGCTTGCATAATGGCTTTTAAATTTTCTGGTAAAGACCGCACTATCCGAATTTACAACCTCCGCGCAGACACCCGAGAGTTTATTGGCGCGGGGGATGCTTATATACCGGCTAATACTGGTCTCCCGGCAGACTGCACGAACATTGCCCCGCCCGACGTGCCAGAAGGAAAAGTCGCCGTATTCAACGGGGCTGCGTGGGATCTGGTCGAGGACTATCGAAATCAAACGCTATACAGCAAAGAAACAGGCGAGCGCGTAATTCTTACTGAGCTAGGTGCATTGCCAGCAGATATAACGACAGTCGCCCCTGAGGGAAACTTTATGCGATGGAATGGTGAAGGATGGGAAAAAGACACGGAGGCAGAACGCGCTGCAGCGGTGTCGTTCGCAGAAAGTGAGAAAAAGCGGCTGATGCAGGAAGCTACACTCAGCATCGAAACGTTACAGGATGCCGTAGATTTGGGTGAAGCTACTGAGAACGAGGTCAGCATGTTAACTGTGTGGAAAAAATACCGTGTTTACCTCAGCCGGGTAACACCAGCCGATGCACCAGAAATTGAATGGCCTCCGCTCCCGGTGTGATGAAATTTGATAGAAATAAAAAACCCGCGTAAAGCGGGTTTAATCATAGGGGCATTCTTCATAGTCTTTTTCTGTTTCATCACCGACAAACAGTCTGAGCCAGCAAAAGCCAAAGAGCCACCATGCAACCAGACCACCAACAACCCAGAGTAAAATCGTCATTATTGCTTCCTCGTTAATGGCGAAACGATAGCGACAATACCCATTCATTGATAATGGTTATCAGCGATCAATTAACCGTGATTGATCGCTGATAACGATCAATAATCTTTCCCGCACGCCCCGACCGCTCGCTGCCCGTTGTGCTGTCACTCCTCCAACGGCATTACGTTTCGCACACCTCATGCACAACAGAAAATAGTTGCACCCCTTAACCACGGAGTTAAACGGATGAGCGACTATCATCACGGCGTCGAGGTCATCGAGATTAACGATGGCACGCGCACCATTTCCACCGTCTCGACGGCCATCATCGGCATGGTCTGCACGGCCAGCGATGCTGACGAAAAGACATTTCCACTCAATGAGCCGGTGCTGATTACCAGCGTGCAAAACGCCATCGGTAAAGCCGGTAAACTTGGCACCCTGTCAAAATCCCTGCAAGCCATTGCCGACCAGTGCAAGCCGGTCGTTGTGGTTGTGCGCGTTGCCGAAGGTATTGAAGACCCGGACGACCCGGAAGCGGCGCAGAAAGAGACCATTTCCAACATCATCGGCACGACCGATGAAAACGGCAAATACACCGGTCTTAAAGCGCTGTTGACCGCCAAAACTGTCACCGGCGTTAAGCCGCGCATTCTCGGCGTGCCGGGGCTGGACTCTCAGGAAGTGGCGACCGCGCTCGCGGCGACCTGTCAGAGCCTGCGCGCGTTTGGCTATATCAGCGCGTGGGGCTGCAAGACCATTTCCGAAGCCATCGCCTACCGTGAGAATTTCAGCCAGCGTGAGCTGATGGTCATTCACCCTGATTTTCTGGCGTGGGATACCACGGCGAATCAGACCGATATTGCATGGGCGACCGCTCGCGCGCTCGGCCTGCGTGCCAAAATCGACCAGGAGACGGGCTGGCACAAAACGCTGTCTAACGTCGGCGTGAATGGCGTCACCGGCGTCAGTGCCTCGGTCTCGTGGGACTTGCAGGAGAAAGCCACCGACGCGAACCTGTTGAATCAGGCCGGTGTCACCACGCTAATCCGTAACGACGGCTTTAAATTTTGGGGCAACCGTACCTGCTCCGACGATCCGTTATTCCTTTTTGAAAACTACACCCGCACGGCGCAGGTGCTGGCCGACACGATGGCGGAGGCGCACGCCTGGGCGATCGATAAACCCGTCACCGCAACGCTTATCCGCGACATCGTCGCCGGTATCAATGCGAAATTCCGCGAGCTGAAAAACAACGGCTATATCGTTGACGGCTCCTGCTGGTACGACCCCGAGTCAAACAGCGTGGAAACGCTCAAAGTGGGGAAACTGTATATCGATTACGACTACACCCCCGTCCCGCCGCTGGAAAACCTGACCCTGCGCCAGCGCATCACTGATACCTATCTGGCGAACCTGTCAGAGTCGGTCAACAGCTAAGGAGCTCTGAGCATGGCATTACCACGCAAACTGAAATACCTGAACATGTTCAACGATGGCCTGAGCTACATGGGCGTTGTTGAATCCGTCACCCTGCCAAAGCTGACCCGTAAGCTTGAGAAATACCGCGGCGGCGGGATGCCGGGCTCGGTGTCGATTGACCTCGGTCTCGATGACGATGCGCTGTCGTGCGAGTGGACGCTCGGCGGTCTGCCTGACGTCGAGCTGTGGGCGCAGTACGCCTCACCGGGCGCAGACAGCGTACCGTTGCGCTTTACCGGCTCATACCAGCGCGATGACACCGGCGCGATTTCTGCCGTTGAGGTGGTCATGCGTGGCCGTCACAAAGAGTACGACGGCGGCGAAAACAAACAGGGCGAAAGCGGCACGACCAAAATCTCGACCGAGTGCGCGTACTACCAGCTCACGATTGACGGCAGGGAGGTCATCGAGATTGACGTCATCAACATGGTGCTGAAAGTCGACGGCGTCGACCGTCTGGCAGAGCATCGCAAGGCCATTGGCCTGTAACCCCCTTAACCGGTCAGTCAGGCTGGCCGGTCACTTAACTTTGACGAGAGCAACATCATGGAAAACAACATCGAAACCGGCGTTACAGAAATTGAAGTCACCGCAACCAAAAAGCCACACGTCGTGATCCTCGATAACCCCCTCATGCGCGGTGAGCAAAAAATCGGAGAGGTGACGGTTTCAAAACCTAACGCGGGAACCCTGCGCGGGGTGTCGCTGGCCTCGCTGGCAAACTCTGACGTTGACGCGCTGATTAGGGTGCTGCCGCGTATGACTTACCCGGCACTCACCGAGCATGAAATTGCCCGTCTGGATGCCTCAGACCTGATGCAGTTCGCCGCTGAGGTGATTGGTTTTTTGTCGCCATCTTCGGCTCGCTGACGTTCCCCGCAAAACTTTCGGTCGATGACCTGATGGCGGATATCGCGGTGATTTTTCACTGGCCGCCATCAGAGCTGTATTCCCTTAGCGTGACCGAGCTCCTCACATGGCGCGACAAGGCGCTACAGCGAAGCGGAAACCACTATGAGCAATAACGTCAGAATCGAGGTGCTGCTTAACGCAGTAGACCGGGCAAGCCGACCGCTAAAAGCTATCCAGAACGCCAGCAAATCCCTCGCTGGCGATATCCGCAACTCACAGACGACCCTGCGCGACCTTAACGCGCAGGCGTCACGAATTGACGGATTCAGGAAAGCGAGCGCACAGCTTGCCGTGACCGGTCAGTCGCTTAACAAAGCGAAACAGGAGGCCGCAGCGCTGGCCGTCCAGTTTAAAAACACGGAAAACCCCACCAAAGCGCAGGCGCGCGCGATGGAGGCGGCAAAAAAATCCGCCGCTGACCTGCAACTCAAATATAACGGGCTCAGGCAGTCGGTACAGCGCCAGCGCACCGAGCTTGCACAGGCCGGGATAAACACCCGCACGCTGTCGGCTGACGAGCGTCGCCTTAAAACCAGCATCAGCGAGACGACCGCCCAGCTTAACCGGCAACGTGAGGCGCTGGCGCGGGTCAGTCAGCAACAGGCAAATCTGAGCCGGGTTAAAGAGCGCTATCAGGCCGGAAAGAATATGGCCGGTAGCATGGCGGCGGCTGGCGCGGCGGGTACAGGTATAGCCACGGCTGGCACCATGGCCGGTGTAAAACTGCTGATGCCTGGCTATTCGTTTGCACAGAAAAACTCTGAGCTGCAAGCCGTGCTCGGAGTCGACAAACAGTCGCCCGAAATGGAGGCGTTACGCAAACAGGCCAGACAGCTCGGTGACAATACCGCCGCATCTGCGGACGACGCAGCGAGTGCACAAATCATCATCGCCAAAAGTGGCGGGGATGCTGATGCCATTCAGGCGGCAACGCCGGTCACCCTGAATATGGCGCTGTCGAATCAGCGCTCAATGGAGGAAAACGCTGCCCTGCTGACAGGGATGAAATCTGCGTTTCAGCTTTCCAACGACCAGATCGCGCACATTGGCGACGTGCTGTCGATGACGATGAACAAAACCGCCGCCGACTTTGACGGGCTGAGTGATGCGCTGACCTATGCCGCGCCGGTGGCGAAAAATGCCGGGGTCAGTATCGAGCAAACCGCCGCGATGATCGGTGCGTTGCACGATGCCAAAATTACCGGCTCGATGGCGGGAACGGGTAGCCGTGCAATCCTGAGCCGCCTTCAGGCTCCGACCGGTAAAACCTTTGAGGCTATCAAAGAGCTCGGCGTTAAGACTTCTGATGCCAGAGGAAACACGCGCCCGATATTTTCCATCCTGAAGGAAATGCAGCGCAGTTTTGAGAAAAACAATCTCGGTACCAGCCAGCGCGGCGAGTACATGAAAACCATCTTCGGTGAAGAGGCCAGCTCGGCGGCAGCGGTGCTGATGACCGCAGCGTCAACCGGCAAGCTCGACAAACTCACCGCAGCGTTTAAAGCCTCGGACGGTAAAACCGAGGAGCTGGTCAAAATCATGCAGGACAATCTCGGCGGCGACTTTAAAGAGTTTCAGTCTGCTTATGAGGCCGTGGGCACTGACCTGTTTGACCAGCAAAACGACGCTCTGCGAAAACTGACGCAGACGGCCACGCGATATGTTCTGAAACTTGATGGCTGGATCACCCGTAATAAATCACTGGCGACCACTCTCGGTGTAGTAGCCGGTGGCGCGCTGGCGCTCATTGGTGTGATTGGCGGGATTGGCCTGATTGCGTGGCCGGTGGTGATGGGGATTAACGCCATTATCGCCGCCGCAGGCCTGCTGGGAACGGTCTTTACCGTCGCCGGTGGCGCAATAGTCACTGCTGTCGGTGCAATCAGTCTGCCGGTGGTCGCGGTCGCCGGTGCGGTGGTGGCCGGGGCACTCCTGATTCGTAAATACTGGGAGCCCATCAGCGCATTCTTTTCGGGCGTGGTGGAGGGGCTTAAAACGGCATTTGCGCCAGTCGCTGAAATCTTCTCACCGCTGACGCCGGTGTTTGATTCCATCATCGAGAAATTGCGCGGGGTCTGGCAGTGGTTCACTGACCTGATAGCACCGGTTAAGGCGACTCAGGAAACACTGGACCGCTGCAAAAATGTCGGCGTGGCGTTTGGCAAGGCGCTGGCCGAAGCGTTAACCGCTCCCCTGAATGTCTTTAACAGACTGAGCGGAAAAGTCGGCTGGCTGCTGGAAAAATTCGGGGTCATCAAAAAAGAGTCGGACGGTCTCGACCAGACGGCCACTAAAGCCAGTGCCGCAGCCGGTGCGCAAAACGGGTCTTATATCCCGCAGACCTCCGTTTATGGCGGTTATCAGATGTACCAGCCAGTGACGGCGCCTGCTGGCCGGTCCTATGTCGACCAGAGCAAGCGGGAATACAACATTACTCTGTCGGGTGGCGTTGCGCCGGGAACTGACCTTGACCGGCGGCTCAGGGAAGCTGTCGATAAACTCGACCGGGAAGAAAGAGCGCGCCAGCGCTCAAGTATGCGCCATGATGGATGAGGACTAAAACATGTTAATGGTACTGGGTTTATTTGTATTTGAGCGCCGCACGCTGCCGCATCAGTCCATGCAGTACTCAAAGGACTACCGCTGGGCGTCAAATGACCGCATCGGCTTGCCACCGGCATATCAGTATCTCGGCGAGGGGGAAACCTCGCGCACGCTCTCGGGCGTGCTGTATCCCGAAATCACCGGCGGACGCCTGTCACTGACGGCCATCGAGCTGATGGCCGACGAGGGCAGGGCGTGGCCGCTGATTGACGGAACGGGCATGATCCACGGAATGTATGTCATCGATAAAGTGACCCACACGCACACCGAATTATGCAGCGACGGCGCGGCCAGAAAAATCGAGTTTAGTCTCTCGCTGAAACGGGTCGATGACTCGCTTGCGGCGATTTACGGCGACCTGAAAACGCAGGCTGACAATCTGGTCACGTCTGCCGGTAACTGGCTGGGAGGGCTGGCGGGATGATTACGGGAATGAATATTCAGGCCGGGGCGAAAATTGCACCGGCATTTATGCTCAAGCAGGATAGCGAAGATATTACTCAGGATTTTAGCGACCGGCTAATCAGTCTGACCATGACGGACAATCGCGGATTCGAGGCCGACCAGCTCGACATTGAGCTCGATGATTCCGACGGACAAATCGCACTGCCACCGCGCGGCGCAACGTTAACCTTATGGCTCGGCTGGCAGGGTAGCGCTCTAATAAAAAAAGGCAGTTTTACGGTGGATGAAATCGAGCACCGGGGCGCGCCTGATACGCTGACTATACGGGGGCGCAGCGCTGATTTTCGCGGGTCGCTGAACTCCCGCCGGGAGCAGTCATGGCATGACACCACGCTCGGCGTCATTGTTGAGACCATCGCAGCGCGCAACAAACTCACGGCCAGCGTGGCCGACACACTTAAAGCGATCCCCGTGCCTCACATTGACCAGACGCAGGAATCCGACGCGGTGTTTCTGTCCCGCCTGGCTGACCGTAACGGTGCATCAGTGTCGGTGAAAGCGGGGAAACTGCTGTTCCTGAAAGCCGGTAGCGGTCGGACGGTCAGCGGCAAGCCCATCCCGCAGATGACGATCGAACGCGGCGACGGCGACCGTCATCAGTTTGCGATTGCTGACCGTGAAGCCTACACCGGCGTAACGGCTAAATGGCTGCACACAAAAGACCCGAAGCCGCAAAAGCAAAAGGTGAAGCTCAAGCGCAAGCCGAAGGAGCAGCACCTGCGCGCGCTGCAACATCCAAAAGCGACAAAAACCACGTCAAAGGCCGGAGCCAAAAAAGAGCAGGAGGCGCGCGAGGGCGAGTATATGGTCGGTGAGTCTGAGAACGTGCTGGAGCTGACGACCATCTACGCGACAAAAGCGCAGGCCATGCGCGCCGCTCAGGCTAAGTGGGACAAGTTACAGCGCGGAGTGGCGGAGTTTTCAATCTCGCTGGCTATTGGTCGGGCAGATTTATTTCCTGAAACGCCGATAGCGGTCAAAGGCTTTAAGCGTGTTATAGACGAGCAGTCTTGGATAATCAGCCGGGTGGTGCATAACCTTGACGGGAACGGCTACACGACGGGCTTAGAGCTTGAGGTTAAAGTGTCGGATGTGGAGTATGTTACAGAAGAGATGAACAAATAA